AAACTGTCCTCCCCATGCAGGGGAATAGTTTCTTCCTTTTGTGTCATAGCCCAGTCCTACAAAGTCATCAGACATTGATACAGAAGCATCATTGTAGTTTGGTTGTACATCACCACCATCATCATATTTATTTAACCAACCTCCGTTTTTCATAACATTGTCTTTTCCACATTGATGGCATACATACATATCTTTCTTGCTGGAATCTGATTTATTCCATGACCATCCACATCCAGAGCATTTTACTTTTCCTTCCATTATTTGAAACTTATTTGTGCTGGTGCTATAATAAATTGTGAAACTAGATGAGCCTCTGAACGATTGTCAAGAATGTGTCTGATTTTTAATTCTTTAGCTCTTAGAGGATCTTTCCTAAATGATCTTGCTCCATAGTCCATGTTGATTTGATTCACTTTTTTATCAAGAGAAAGTGATTGACATGTTCTGACAAAGAGTGGTATGCTCTTGTCTTTCACCACAGACCAGAATGTATTATACTGATAGAAGTTATCACTCTTAGTAAATGTGATGGTCTTGCTTTCAGCATTTAATATAGGATATTGTAAGTAGGATTTCAAATTATTCATTGGTTTTGGTACTAGCTCCAATACACCTGTACTCTGTTGTCCATTGTAAAGAACAGCTTTGTTGAACCAAACATTATCAAGTTCTATTTTTGATACATCATTACTTACATCATAAGGATCACTAAAGTATTTATACACCTTAGTGTAATCTTTTACATTCTGTAATATCTCATCTTGGTATTGATATGCAAAAGGGTATTCAATAATGTATGGTTCTGTATATCCATAGAATGTATTATAGATTGTATGGTTATCAAGATGTCTCCATACACAGGCTGTTTGAATAGTTTCTAAAGGAGTGTTTTGGTATTGATCCTGTGTGATGGTTGTAACAGCAAATGATTTTTCATAAGCACACTTTCCTTCAGATGTAATTGTAATCAAGTTAACATTATCATCTACAATGAAACTAATACCTGTAGTCACTTGTGAGAGTGTTACACCAGATGCAATAACATTCCCAGACGCATCTGTGATGGTGAAAGGCCCTGAGTTAGGGCCTGTCTTAGTTAGCTTTATAGTGATAGTCTTTGACATGTTTATTCATGATTTATATTATTATGTACATTCTATAGGTCCTGTTATTGTACCATCCCCTGATATTAATGTTACTCCTGGAATTGTGTAAGCTTGAACTACCACTCCTGGCGAACCAAATGGAACATTCACTGAAGTTAAAGTGCCACTTGGGAAAGCGTAATATTCAAATGTTGACCCAGCAGCATCTCCTTCGTCAAATAACGTATATTTTCCACAAGGCCCACTATATGGAGGAGTTGTAGTTGTAGTAGTTGTTGTGGTGGTAGGTTCTACAGTTGTTGTTGTAGTAGTAGTGGTTGGCTCAACAGTAGTAGTTGTTGTAGTGGTTGTTGGAACACCTGTAGTGGTAGTTGTACTAGTTGAGCTAGTTGTTGTAGTTGTAGTTGGTGTAGCTGTCGTAGTCGTAGTTGTTGTAGAACTTGTTGTACTAGTAGTTGATGTAGACGTTGACGTTGTAGAAGTTGAGGTTGTAGACGTAGTTGATGTAGATGTTGTAGTGGTGGTGGTTGGATTTGGAATCAATACACCCACTAAGAAATCAAAGTCTTCACAGCAATTATTTTGTCCAGAATAGAAAAAGCTATTCTCTGCAATATAGAAGTTTGGAAGATAGCTATGAAAGCTTATCCAACTCTGTGTATTCATGTTGAAAGACAATGTCCATGATACATTACAGAAGTATTCTTCATCACTAAGACTAACGTCTTGTCTTATGACTAACTCATTAACAATATTATTAATATAGAAACTTTGTTCAATTGGATCATAAAGAATGTTATTTGACTTTGGTGCATAATCAAGTTTTGTAATAATTACTCTATCGTACACACTATCATAAACACCGTGCAGTCCTATTCCCTTGAAGTGATTATCAATATTCACATCTGGGAAGTTGTTATCAATTATAAATGGCAATTGTTCAGTGAAGAATCTATTCATTCCTAATCCAAATGCAGACAAGTCATTCACTTGTGTTCCTTGTACTAAGAATACTTGTCCTCTTTTTGAATCCACTGTAACTTGACCTTGAGGAATCTTTAGAAGCATTTTGTGTTGGCTTCCTACATACCCAAGATCAGTTTCTGCAAAGTCAATTGGAGGAGAACCTCTAAACAATAATGGATTACCTATATAAGCAGCTTGAGGGTTGCTTGTATCAACAGTTAATAGATTATTGTATAACAATGACTTGTTCTCAAATCTAGCTAGAATAGCTTTGTTCTGTATGCCATCTAAGCTTACAAGATCTCCATAGTTCTGTGGGAAATCAAAATAAGAAATAGCTCTATAGATGAGCCAGTTGTTTATTCTATTGTCAGCATCAATGTTTTGAGCATCAGAATATATCGCTCTGAATGGATAGTTTGTGAAACAAAGTCTTGATTCCCAATCAGGAGGTAAATGAGTGAATGTATTCTCTTTGTTTTGCTTAGAGAATGTGGTGTTGTAGAAATAAGTGTTGTCTTGTACAATAGGTACAAAACTTTCTTGAACCCAATCATCTGGAATGTCTGTACTAATATGTGGCCAGAACTCTCCTTCTCTATTGTTGAATGCTTGTCTTAAATCAACATTGTAAGAACTCTCACAATAGAAGTTTGGAATACCATAGGCAAACAGATAGAAATATCCATCATAGTATGTAATGGTTGAGCTTGATGTCACTACTCCAGATCCTCCTGGTGCAAGAGTTGTACTAGTAGTACTAGTGGTAGATGTAGATATAATCACATCTGTTCCCACCTCATTAGGGCAGTCAAAGTTGTGTGCCTTATAAGAAATGATGTTAGCCATCACTCCTTGTCCAGGAATACTGTAGTTCTCGAGAATTGATCTTGCAGAGTGCCAGTATCTAGGATAGGCAACGTTACCTATTTCATCATAGAAGATGTCGCTATCATCTGGAGCATTCACTCTATTGTCAATAAAGAATGGAAGCTTTGTTTTGAATGCAAATCTGCTAATGAATGTATCACCACCAAACACAGTGGTGGATGGATTAGGTGAATTAATTATGTATTGATAACCTGTATCAATTGTTTCGTATGAATAGATTTGTCCCCACTGATTGATAATTAAGTCTTTCAATGATGCATAATATGAAACAACCTGTATAGGTTCTTCTTTAGCTGGTGTTGAGCAGTTTCCTATTTCTGAGATGGTGAATCTTGATCTATCTGAAACAATACTTGTTATTCCAGAAAGCATGTTTGGACTCTGGTTAGGATAGGGTAGAGCTGTAGTGTCTTCGTTTGTTTTTACAAAGACAGAGCTTTCTCTGTTCCAGTTGTTGATTGGAAGATCATCACCAAGAGCTTGTACACCTGGGATTAAGTATCTAGATATATCAAGTTCTCTTTGTTTGATTCCTTGATTATCAGGAACACCTACACCATAGTTGTAATCAGCAATAGAGTTAAATGAGTATGCGTAGTTTCTTCTAGTGATACCATTAACGTAGATGGTCAAATAAGACTGATACGCAGTGAACATGGCTGTCGCACTGAATGGACTAGTGATAGAACCAAGCTTTGCAGAACTATCAAGAGCGGCCTTCTGTGCAGCTTCAGTGAGCAGTTTGTATTTAGCATTGTCCCTCACTTCTACAAAGTGGGCTTTACCTGCACCAAACATTACACTTTCTAGCTTAAGAATGTCTGCTAGGAACGGTTGACCAAATGATGTCTCTGGAGAGTTGAAGATTTGTCTGTATCTGTTCTCATCAGTAAAACCATCAAGCAGTGTTGTACCACCACAATTTAATGCTGATCTCACTTGTGATATAAGGTTTATTTGAGCATCTGCACAACTTGCTGTACATATTACTGCTGTACCAGCAACAACCTCAACAATGTCAGCTGTGTCACCAACACTTAAAATTGTTGGACCTAAGAATCTGTCATCATAAGATGCTGTGAATGTAGCAAATAGAGGAGCATCCAATTCATAAACATCATAGTTAGCATATCCCACATCACCTACACCAATAATAAATGTTGGTCTACCAACGGCACAAAGCTCATCATCTTGTATAGAAGTGTAATCCTTGTAAACAATTTTGTTGTTCTCACAAGAATAATATTGAATTCTAGCTAATGGAACACCAGTGACTGGATCAGTTCCTAAGCTAGTGATCAATATATCAAATGGCTCACACTGACCTTGGTAGGCATTATTTGTTGTTGTAAGAAATGGATCATCATTAAGATCATTGTAAGGATAGTTGGGGAAATAGAAGGATTGATCCTCTCTTGTATACTCACCAACGTTTCTAAGAATACCTTTAGCTACAATAGACTTGTTAACATTTCTGTCACCACGAGCAATCTTAAATCCTACAATGTCAGCTTTCTGATCATCTGTAAGATTTGATACTTGAATAAGATTTAGTATTTGAGAAGGTTCAAGTTTTACACCAATAGGAAAGACAGCATCATTCCCCATCACCATTGTTTGTGATGAAGAGAAGATTTTACTTTCGTAAATAGGTGAGATGTTTACATCTGGGAACTTGTGGTGTCTGATTTTTTGTCCTGCGAGAGTTCCCCACACGTCTGTGTTGCATGGATATTCTTCAACAGATTCCCAATACGCAAATTCTCCAAATTGATATGGTCCCTTGTAAGAAACATTTGTTAAATATTCTGGAGAGAATCCTGTGACAGAAGCTGTGTTATAAATCTTCCAATACGGTGAATCATGTGTTAATGGATCTGGTTCTCCTATAAAGTCTGGATCTGTATCAGGAATATTTGGTAATAACTGTTCGTATGATGTAATAGCTTTTCCTGGAATGTGGAAACCATCTGTTTGTTTTCCATTTTTTAAAAGAAAAACTATCTCAAAAGCATACACTTCATCACGAAGATATCCTCTTAAGTTCGTTGCGTTTATTTCGTCTGCGTAGTTTTCTGTTGGAGGAATTCTCCAAGTCTCCCATAGCAAATCAATACTGTTGGCAATTTGTTGATAATTTATTCTATCAATAGATGTTAACTGATCCCATACAAGAACATCTTGTACAGCTGTTAAATCTTGAGCAATTTCATAGAATGGAAACTTCTCAAAGATGTCAGCAATGTCAAGAATGATTGTTGATTGACCTGTGTAGGTGATTTGTCTGTTGGTGTTATTAATAAAATATGTACCAACAAGCTCAACAGATGAAACAGCATTGATTGTTTTAATTACAGCAAGATTGAAATACTCAAACTGTCCAGATATATCAAGGTTATCAACATTAACAACAATAGACTTTCCTACAGGATAATTGAAATTGGGTGTTATAATAAACTTATCAGCAATTGGTGTGGGATTGGTAACTGAATAATAAGAAGTGAATGGGTTACCAGCTGGATCAGAATATTGAACAGCAAACTGATATACACCAGAAATAAGATTACCACCACTAACAACATCAATAATTGTTAACTCAGGAATGTTAAAATTAGGTTGTAGCTTTAGTTGATTACAATCAAGATCGTCTGTATAAATTGGACTACAAAGAGGAGTTCCTGATCTTAATATTTTAGGAATGTCATCAATGTCTAAGTATCTTCTAGGATTGTAACCATCTGTCCAATAGATTTCTGTATTGCAGTTGGTGATTCTATGAACAACTTTGTGTATAGGATAATTAATATTAAAGTTTAAGCATGGAGCATTTACCAACACTCTGTAAACACAATCATTATTATCCATGTAGCCAATTTGGCTAGCTCCTGTAGTGGGATTTGTAACAAAGAATATATGTTTATTCTTTTCTACAATTAGATGCTCACCTATAATAACAGATCCTTCAGGTACACGAATACAGAATTCGTTACCAAGTTCGTTTTGGTAGTTTACAGAATTAGAATCAAAGTTTTCAACAGCAGCATTGAGAGCATAAGTTAGCCTTCCCTTTTGAACTTGATTTAGAGATTGATCTAAATTCAGTCCTGTAGTGGCATTGTTATACTCCTGTTTAATACTACCTTGATCACCATTGATGATCTGTTTTATTTTGTCTAATTCGTCTGCCATAACTTATTAGTTGTTACGTCTTCTGCCATATCTACTAGTTCTGTTAGGAAGTTCGTACATATTGAATCTATTCAATTGTTGTTTTATTCTACGCTGCTTTGTCCAAATATCTTGTTTCTTAATTTCGATATCTGCCATGATGAATGCTTCGTCAGAAAGTCCTTTGTAATATACAAGTTTTTGCTGAAGCTGATTGAAGGTTTCATCATTGGTTTGATTAACAAGTGTTTCAAACACTTTGTATTTAATGAAGTGTTCTAGATATTCTCTAATGCGATAATTATCAGGAATAAGCTGGTTTCCAACACTGTCGTAATCTTGAGCATAGAAAACGAGATGGACAACACCTTCTCTAAAATTTGTGACAAATTTATTGTCTCTAATATCGAATGAATCATATGAGGATGCGCCTGGTGTAAAGTTTTCTAATGGGTTAACTCCTTGACCATACATTTCTAAATTACCTGTGTAGTTTACATCACAGTTATTTCTTGCAGAAATGTTTCCTGGTTTTAGAAGATATAGTCTTTCGTAAGACATTGCCACTTGATTGTTTGTCTTATAGACAGCTTGAATTAACTCTGGCATACATGTACCCTCACACAATGGTTCTAGACAAGCAGGGTTGTTACAAGCATTCCCTTGAATAGTCAATGGACTTATTTGTATAGTGGTTTGTGTAGCTGCTTGAGAATAGAATGAATTAGCTGATTGATATGGAAAGCCATTAATCACTGTGCACATCCATGCCTCTCTAACAGCGTAGAAGTTATCTGGAAGTCTAGCTTCAAAGTCTCTTACAACAAGGGCTGTTTCAGCTATCACATATGTAGCTCTTCCCAACTTTCTAAGACACTTGTCTAGATAGGTGGGGAATAACAAATCATCTACAGCACCTGTGTCAAAGTAGCTTTTTAATTCTTCTTTGACAGTGGAGTAGATTGGATCTGGGCTTACGAAGTTAAATTTATAGTAATATGCCATTTTTAATTACGATTCCATGTTGCATAAATATGTTGATACTTCTCATCAACTTTCAGATAATGATTAATCAATCTAGAGTTTTGTCTCGTTGGTTTAAATAACCACAAATCAGAAAACTTAAATCTACAAGATCTTTTAAACCACTTCCATCCAAAGTAATATCCTTCTGTGTGGTAGTTGAAGTTGTAAATGTATTTTCCTTTCTCTTTAGTTTTTTGCCAGTCAATTGGAAGATTAATGTATTCTTTACCATCAACTAATGTGGTTCTCACTCTTTTCTTTTTGTTGATTGCAAAGTCTCCTATTCCACATGGGAGCTTTACCTTCTCCCCTGTTTCAAGCATGTGTTCAACAAACATATAATTGAAACTATACACAACTCTCTTCCAGTCATCGAAAGAGAGGTTTATTTCAGGTTTCTCACTCTTGAAATTATTGTAGTTTTCTTTTGAAGCACTCCTCCAATCTATTGCTACTCTCATCTAAGCTGTGGTGCATTTGGTGATTGACCATCTATTCCATCATCAGTCATATCAGTCTTCAGATTAAAATAGCTCTGTAGAAGCTTCTGTGCAGTTAAGTCAAGCACTTGCTTCTCCAAGTATCCTGGAAGAGCAAACTCTTTATCTAGAGGGTTCTGACAAAGCTGGTCAGTTGTATAGCTTGGAGTTCCACATCCGCATTCTGGGTACATGATGTTGTTAGGTACGTCTTCTTCAAACAAAGCTACAAACCTAACAGCCTGTAATGCTGGATTGCTGACATAAAGATAACCATTTGAAATCCAGAAATACTGTTGATTTTTAATAACAGGAAGTTTTAATAGATTGAGATAACGATTGACAGTTATCTCTTTTATCTTAGTTCCTTGTCCAGACATTGCGTTTATTGAATAAACACCTTGAATAACATATTGATAATTTCCTTCAGATATTCTAGGAAGTGGATTTGTTGATCTAGCAACAGAACAAGGATCTGCATAATTGCAACATTCTGAAATGGGCACTTCACACATTTCCAAACATGGAATTGTTGTAAAAATTGTATCTGTTGCCCAGAGCTTTCTAAGATTGGTTTCTCTTTTTATCAACAATAGTGCATTATTCCGCACTTCAGAGGCAATTGCTCTGTCTGTGATGAGGCTATCTGTTGATATGATTTTGTGAGTGCTCCTAACGTCAGAGACTAGCTTGCGTAATGTTGACATCTTGTATTGTTGATTTTCAAAGTTATATCTACTCAAATTTAATCATTTTTCCAAATAAAAACTCCCAGACATTAAATGCCTGGGAGAAAACCTACAAAACCAATAAAGTAGAGTTTTATTTAATTGACATAAAATTGGTTTTATTCTACAACCTTATACAACTTCCGTAGTGGTAGTTGTTGTGGTTTCTGGAACATCTGTAGTTGTACTAGTAGTAGTTGGTACAGGTGGTACATAGTCACCAGTGATGGTTAGGTTCAGCTGTGCTGCCACCCAGTCATAGGCGTACTCATTTGTCTGCCATGCCTGATACTCTTCTCCAGTCATAGTTAGATTCCCTTGAGTAAGTTGCTGACCAACTGCTAGGTCTACAGTCTCAGAGAGTAGCTGATAGTAAAATGTTCCTGAGGTACTTAGATTGTCATTAATGCAATATGCATTTAGAATAGTACCTTCATCTTGGGTTCCATTTACCCAAATTAAAACTGGTTCAATTGTTTTCATCGTTATTTTGTTTAAGCGTAAATATAGATAGTTTTATTTTTTCTTACTCCTGATAAATATCTAGACATATTCCTATGATTCAAATTGTACAAGTCAGTTAAATCTTTCAAGCAGTTGTAGAAAACACCAGACTCAGTGTCTAAAACAATTCTAGCTTTCTTTGATTTATCTCCCTTCTGAGCTTCAGACATTTTTTTTCTAGATTCACTAGATGCTTTTTTTCCGTAGTTTGGATTTTCTTTTCCTTTTTTGTATGAATCTTTTCTTAAAATCTTCATCCTTTCAATGGTCTCCTTAGAATACTTATGTCCTTTTGAGCTCACTGCATTCTTATTAAGATTGCAACACATATCGTCATCAAAATGTAAATCTAAATAATGCTGCTCTCTAGAGTTTAAATCATCATATAAACATTCTTCCAATATTTCAAATAAAGGAATTCCGTACTTGTTGTAAACGTTTTGAATAAATCCACTTTTGTTCTTGTTATTAATCATCAAGTGCTTGTGGTTATTGAAACGATTTTGAATATCAATAGACTGGCCTATATAAAAATAACCAGATTCTTCCCAGCTCAATTTATATATGCCTAACTTTTTCATTTTGCCTTTATTATTAATTCCGATGTCCCCGTATTCTTGCTCATTAGTTCTTACTTTTTAATTCGTCTAACTCTGCCTTAAGTTCTTTTATGCCTTCAATTAATAACGGAATAAGTTTCTCATAATATACAGTCAAATAATTTTGGCCTGACTTTGATGTATTATCGTCAAAGTTTGTATCAAATGGAGCCAAACAAACTGCGTTTGGTAAAACTTTCTCAACTTCTTGCGCAATTACTCCAATGTCAAATGTTCTAGAGGTTTCATACAATTCTTGATTCCATTTAAATGTAACTCCTCTTAACTGTTTAATTTTGTCAATTGCATTTGGGATAATCTCAATATTATTTTTTAGTCTTTCGTCAGATGCATTTTGTGTAAGGGTTCCCCTTAAAGTTGCATTACCATTATCTAAAGCAA